ACACTGAGATAACTTTTCAAGTTTTATTAGGTATGCTTGGTTTAGGTGGTATGCGTAGCTATGAGAAGTCGAAAGGCATTCATAAAAACTCTTTATAAGGGATACACAGAATGGACTCAGATAAAATAGAAAAAATATCGCATACAGTAATTAACTTAGAGAAGGACTTTGCTGTAATGAGTGAAGCTGTCTCTAGGATAGCTGATGCAATAACTTCTTTTGCAGACATGAAAACAGAGTTAAAGCTAATGGCACAATCTATTAATACAGAACATATTCACTGCGCAGAGCAACATATCACTACTGTAGCTGTACAAGATAAGCTTCAGAAGGATGTGGACGCTCTTGAGATTAAGGTAAGGTACTTGGAAACCACACAAGTTAAGAATACTTTATCTGCAAGTATGGCTAAGTATTTTGCTGTAGTGATTGTAGGTATTATGGCTAGTCTTGTTACAACATACCTTAAATTATGAGGAGTAAGAATATGTCTTTACGCCAAGAACAATCATTATTTGCTATCCATTTAGCCAAGCTAATACTACATGCAGAATCTATTGGTTATGAGGTTACCTTAGGTGATGCTTACAGAGATCCAAGAGTCCATGGAGATTATGGTGTTAAGAAGAGTTATGGGCACTCTAGGAGCTTCCACAAGAAGAGGTTAGCTCAAGACCTTAACCTTTTCAAGGATGGAAAGTATTTGTCCAGTACAGAGGCCCACAGGACGTTAGGTGAGTGGTGGGAAGATCAACATGATCTATGCACTTGGGGAGGAGAGTTTTCTAATCCAGATGGTAATCATTATTCCTTTGGTGAAGATAGATAATGGAAGATGACCTAGACCTTAAACCAAAGGAAGTAGAGGAATGGCTTAATGAAGTCTCTTACTCAGAGGATTCTAGCTATGTACCTAGTGACTTTGCTTTAGAGTTTATCACCTTTATAAAGATGGTTAATGGCTCTACAGGGGAAGAACATAAGTCTCCTGTTGTCCATTATAGGATGCTGGATATGGTCCAAGGTAGCGGAAAAGATATTGTTAATATGTGTAGTCGTGGGCTAGCAAAAACTACTGTATTAGGAGAGTATTTAATTCTTTACTTAGCCGTTTATGGTTCAATACCTAAATTTGGTAAGGTCCCTCTAGGTATATACGTATCTGACTCTATTGAAAATGGAGTTAAGAATATGCGTAAGAATCTAGAGTATCGTTGGGGGAATAGTGAGTTCCTTCAGATGTATGTCCCTAAGACAAGGTTTACAGATGTCAGATGGGAGTTTATTAATGTAGATGGTGTAACAACTATATTCAAGGGGTATGGCGCACGTACGGGAGTACGTGGAGCTAAGGAAATGGGTCAGAGACCTTACCTTGCTATACTTGATGATCTAGTAAGTGATGAAGACTCTAGGTCAGCCACTGTTATTGCAGCCATAGAAGATACAATCTATAAGGCTATTGATTATGCTCTCCATCCTAAGAGAAGGAAGATCATTTGGAGTGGTACACCATTTAATTCTAGAGACCCTTTATATAAAGCAGTAGAGAGTGGTGCATGGGCAGTGAATGTGTATCCTGTTTGTGAACAATTCCCATGTACTAGAGAAGAGTTTAAAGGGGCATGGAGTGACAGATTTGATTATGATTACGTGAATAGACAATACAATAAAGCACGTAAGTTAGGGAAGCTAGATACCTTTAACCAAGAGTTGATGCTTAGAATTATGTCAGAGGAAGATAGGTTAATTCAAGATAATGATATAGTTTGGTTTAAAAGAGATACTGTCTTAACCAATAAGAGTAACTTTAATTTTTATATTACCACTGACTTTGCTACAAGTGAAAAGACTAGTGCAGATTTTAGTGTGATAAGTGTATGGGCATACAATAACAATGGAGATTGGTTACTTGTAGATGGCGTATGTGAGAAGCAGTTAATGGATAAGAATATTGATGACCTGTTTAGATTGGCTCAGATATACAGACCTCAAGGAGTAGGTGTAGAGGTAACAGGACAACAAGGAGGATTTATCCAATGGATCAAAGAACAGATGATGGTACGTAACTGTTACTTCACTCTTACAAGTGATAACAATAGTAATAAAGAAGGTGTAAGACCAAACACAAATAAGATGGTTAGGTTTAATACTGTTGTACCTTTATTTAAAACCAAGAAGATTCTCTTTGCTTCTGAGTTAAAGAATACACCCTTACTTATAGAAGCTATGGATGAACTTAGATTAGTTAGTAAGAGTAGTTTTAAAAGTAAACATGATGATGTAGCAGATACAATAGCTATGCTGTCGGTCATGAGTCCATGGAAACCATCAGTTGAAAGTGCTATGGAATATAATAAGAAAGAGGATATGTGGGAGCTAGATTTAGATGATAGTAATAGTTACAGTGATTACTCATACATTGTTTAATATATATGTGTAAGGTATACTCTTACACAAACAGTCTTCAGACAAGGTGCTAGTGCTATGCAAGTAAAAGATATAATGGAGTATGCTAAGTACAGTGAGTTTAGTAACTTGGCTATGGCTAACTTAGATAATGAAATAGATCAACGTAAAGCATACTCCTATTTGGATAGAGCTTTGTATGAGATTAATAAAGAATTTAATCTTAATCAGGCTGAGGAAATTATATATCTTAAGCCTAATATATCTAGGTATTTTATTACCTCTTTAGGTATGCTTAAAGTTCTCGCTGCTTTTAGATCTGATGGTTCTGAATTATCTATCAATAAAGAAGAGGATGTAACTACATCTGTATTCACACCTTCTCTTAATGTGATAGAGTTTTATGGAGAGCCTTTAGATACAGTGGAAAACGATTTCCTCTCTATAATGTTCTTAGAGAAGTTCGCTAAGATAACGTCTACTCATGAGTATGTAAGGGTTACAGAAACATACATGGACTGTCTTCTTAATTATATGGGATTCTTAGCACATTCTGCTGTATCGGCCACTAAAGATTCTGATGCTTCTGAGTACATGCGAAGGTACATGGCAGCAGTAGAAACTATCAAGAGTCAAGGTATAAACTACTCAGGGACTCATGGTAATGATACTCGATTACATGATAGGGGGTTTGTATGAATATAGTGTCCTCAACAATCCAAGGTGGTGGGTACTTTAGTAATACTGATACCTTAGGATTATATGTGGTTGATGTTAGGATGGATGGTACTTACTTTATATTTGATGAAGCTTTCATTCACTTGGTTAGATATGCATTATCTACCTCATGTTTGTCAGAGTTCTCATCTACCCAGTTAGACTTTTTCCTTGAGTATATTGCAGCAGTTGATGGTGCTGTTCATCACACAGAAGCTACAGCAGCTTTAGATTATGAGCTAGTTATTATTAGCTTATGTATAGATCAAACAAATTTAATTACATGTGGTAATTCAGACTTACATACCTATGTGGCTTGTGGTACTGACATTAATTTATAGGAACATATTATGGTAGATGTAGTAGTAGATTTTGTAAGTATCGTAAAAGTCGAGGTGTTGAAGAAGGAATAGAAAAGTGGTCAAAACGTTTGATGCCAATGTTGATTAGTTTATTAGTCCTACTCATTATTTATGTGTTTACCCTTGACGGTGCAAAGGAGGGGTTTAAAGCTTATCTTAATCCCGATGTATCTCGTATATTTGAACCTGACTTATTAATTAGTGCGCTTGGGCAAGCTTTTTTCTCTTTATCATTAGGAACGAGTGTCATGATTATTTATGGCTCTTATATTTCTAAAAAAGAAAATTTAGTGACACTAGGTGCTCAAGTAACCTTGATTGATGTGTCTATAGCATTCTTAGCGGGTTTATTGATTATACCCTCTATGTATGTGGCACAGGCACAAGGCGTTGTCATTTTTGCTGAAGATGGCAGTTTAATTTCGGGTCCTAATTTAGTGTTTGATATATTACCGTCATTATTCAATGGTATGGGAGCTATTGGCTTGTTTGTCGCTTTTGGTTTTTTTGTCTTAATGTCTATTGCAGCACTAACTTCTTCAATATCAATG